CCGACGGCCAAAGCCTTCAAAGAGTCCGCCAAGACGGCGAAAAAGGGCAAGTAACCATGCCACTCGTCAAATCAGCGTCTTCGACAGCCTTCCGCAAGAACGTGAAGGCCGAAATGGCGTCTGGAAAGCCTCAAAATCAGGCCGTAGCCATTGCGTACAGCACCCAGCGTGCTGCGCAGGCCAAATCAGGCTCAAAACCCGCGCCAAAGGGCAAGAAGTAACATGGCTGACTACACCGGCATCACTGCGGCTGCTGCCGTGGCCAACGGCGGCGGCGCCAAGAACAAGTCTGACGCGGACGTCCTTACTACCGCCCGCCAGCGGCTGAATCAGGCCATTTCTGCCTACAGCGAGAGCCGGGAAGACGAAATCGACGACCTGCGGTTCTTTGCCGGCAGCCCGGACAACCACTGGCAATGGCCAGCGGACGTTCTGGCCACCCGTGGTGCGGTGCAGGGGCAAACGATCAACGCCAGGCCCTGCCTGACCATCAACAAGCTGCCGCAGCACGTCCGGCAGGTCACCAACGACCAGCGGCAGAACCGCCCCAGCGGCAAGGTGATCCCGGCTGACGACAAAGCTGACGTTGAGGTCGCGGAGATCTTCGATGGCGTGGTGCGGCACATTGAGTACATCAGCGACGCTGACGTCGCCTACGACACCGCCTGCGAGAACCAAGTGTCGTTTGGCGAGGGCTACATCCGCCTGCTGACCGAGTATTGCGACGATGACACGTTCAATCAAGACATCAAGATCGGACGGGTGCGTAACTCGTTTTCGGTCTACATGGATCCGCTGATCCAAGACCCGTGCGGCTCGGACGCCAAGTGGTGCTTCATTACCGAGGACATCACCCGCGAAGAGTACCACCGGCTGTACCCTAACGCCTCGCCGGCCAACACGCTGATGAGCTTGGGTGTGGGCGACCAGTCGATCAGCCAGTGGCTGAACGAGAACACGGTTCGCATCGCCGAGTACTTCTACGTCGATTACGACCGCGCCACGCTGAACCTGTATCCGGGCAACCAGACGGCGTTTGCCGGCACGCCCGAGGACAAGCAGCTCAAGGCGATGTTTGGCAAGCCGCTGCGCTCACGCCAGGCTGACCGCAAGAAGATCAAGTGGTGCAAGATCAACGGCTACGAGATCCTCGAAGAGCAGGAGTGGGCCGGCAAGTACATCCCCGTGGTGCGGGTGGTCGGCAACGAATACGAGGTTGACGGTCGGCTGTACGTCTCCGGGCTGGTGCGCAACGCCAAGGACGCCCAGCGGATGTACAACTACTGGACGAGCCAAGAGGCCGAGATGCTGGCGCTGGCTCCGAAGGCACCGTTCATCGGCTACGGCGGTCAGTTTGAAGGGTATGAGATGCAGTGGAAGACTGCCAATACCCAGAACTGGCCGTACCTTGAGGTCAACCCTGACGTGACTGACGGCTCGGGCAGCGTGCTGCCCCTGCCGCAGCGTGCCATGCCGCCGATGGCCCAGACGGGCCTGATTCAGGCCAAGATGGGGGCCGCAGAGGACATCAAGGGCACCACAGGCCAGTACAACGCCTCGCTGGGTCTAGAGGGCAACGAGCGCTCAGGCAAGGCCATTCTGGCCCGCCAGCGCGAGGGCGACACCGGGACGTACCACTATGTTGATAATCTGGCTCGGGCTGTGCGTCATGTTACTCGCCAACTGGTGGATCTGATCCCCAAGATCTACGACACCGAACGGATCGCCCGCATCATTGGCGAGGATGGCGAGTCGAGCATGGTGCGGATGAACCCCATGCAGCCAGAGCCGGTGCGCAAGATTGTCAACGAGCAGGGCATCGTGATTGACAAGATTTACAACCCCAGCGTCGGCAAATACGACGTGGTGGTTGTGACGGGTCCGGGCTACGCGACCAAGCGTCAAGAGGCACTGGAAGCGATGGCTCAACTGCTGCAGACCAACCCGCAACTGTGGGCCGTGGCCGGCGACCTGTTCGTCAAGAACATGGACTGGCCGGGTGCTCAGGAGCTTGCCAAGCGGTTTGCCAAGACTATCGATCCGAAGATCATCGGTGACTCGGACGAAGACCCGGCGCTGCAGGCGGCCAATCAGCAGATGCAGGCGATGGCGCAGGAAATGCAGCAGATGGCTGGTATGCTTCAGCGTGTCAATCAGTCGATGGAAGCCCAGAAGCTGGAGATCGACAAGTTCAAGGCCGAGACGGACGCCGAGGTCAAGGCTTACGAGGCCGAGACACGGCGACTGCAGGCGGTGGCAAACGGTATGCAGCCTGAGCAGGTGCAGGAGGTCGTGATGCAGACGCTACGCGACGTAATGACGGTCGGTGACATGGTGGTCAACCAGCGTGCGGCTGAGATGCCTGCGATGCCGATGGAAGGGCAGATCCAATGAGTTGCGCTGACTTTATCGGCACGCTGTTTCTGGCCCGCGACGTGGCCCATTCAGCCCACCTCAACACCCGGTCGTTTTCCAAGCATTCGGCGCTCAACGAGTTTTACGACGGCATCATTGACTTGGCCGACAAGTTCGCCGAGGCGTATCAGGGTAGGCACGGGCTGATTGGTCCGATCACCTTGATGAGCGCCAAGAAAACGGGCAACATCGTGGAGTTCCTTGAGGACTCGCTGTCCGAAGTCGAAAAGATGCGCTACGAGTGTTGCAAGAAAGACGACACGCCGTTGCAGAACATCATCGACGAGATCGTTGGGCAGTACCTGTCCACGTTGTACAAACTCAAGTTCCTCGCATAAGGACACATCATGGAACTGTTGAAACCCCTGGCTGACTCCTCTTTTGCTGCTCAGACTGCAGCGTTTACCGGCACTGCGGCCAGCACGACCGGGTGGCCTGCTGGCCCTCAAGGCGTGGTGATCTGGACCACCTCGCCCGCGTATGTATGTGTGGGTGAGGGTGTGACGGCTACAACGTCGGACACTCCGATCCCGTCTAACACGCCGATTCCGTTTGCGGTGCCTGCTGGCACGGGGGCCACTTGGCGTGTGAGCGCCATTCAGATCTCCGCCGGCGGCAGCGTGTACGCCAAGCCCATCAACATCCAGTGAGTTGATATGCCCTTCTTCGGCATTCCTATTCGAAATGGCTTGCCGATTGGCCTTGGGTCTTCGGCTGGGATCAACGCCTGGTCGCCTGGTTACGCGTCGCTTGATCTGACGTTTGCCGGGGCAACCACCCTCGACCCCCGCATCACCTTCTCCCGCACCAGCAACGCCACGCTGACGGACAGCAATGGCCGGGTTGCTTACGCGCCGCACAACCTGCTGACGAACTCGGAGGACTTTGAGGCGTCGGCGTGGACGAAAACGAACGCAAGCATTACTGCTAATGCTGCTGTCGCGCCGGATGGGACGACTACGGCAGACAAGCTGATTGAAGATGCAACGCTAAACTCTCACTACACCGCTCAAAGCGTTACAACGGCGGCCATTCCGCACTCTTACAGCGTTTATCTAAAAGCAGCAGAGCGTTCTTTCGTTTTGCTTTGGAGCGCCACTGCCAATTTTGGGCGGGTGTTTAATCTGTCTAATGGCACGGTTTCTGGAACTGTTGCCGGTGTGCCTCAAGCAGAAGCGACTATTTCAGACGCTGGTAACGGTTGGTATCGTTGCACCATATACGGAACTTGCACAGCAGCAAGTAACAGTTTCCGTGCGTACACGATGACTGACGCCACCACGTTCAGTTATACGGGCAACGGCACCTCCGGCATCTTCATCTGGGGAGCCCAACTCAACGTAGCCAACGCGCCGGTCAATCTGCTGACGTTTTCGGAGCAGTTTGATGATGCCGTGTGGACAAGACTCAACACGACCGTCACAGCAAACACAGTAATAGCGCCGAATGGGACATTAACTGCTGACTCTGTTTTTGAGTCTTCTGACACCGTTGTAACAAACCACGGCATATATAGAGCGTCTTCTTTAGATTTTACGGCTGGCACTACATACACAACATCGGCGTATGTAAAAAACCGATCAGGCAGTCGATCCTTTAGGCTTGATTTTCCATCCGCAGCATTTAGCGGAGGACCGTCCGCGTTTTTTGATCTACAGAGCGGAGCAGTTCTTAGCGGAACAGGCGCAACTATCACGAATGTTGGAGATGGTTGGTACAGGTGTTCGTTTACTCAAACGGCAACTAGCACTGCTTCTAGTAGGTTTTTGACTTTTGGTCTCGGTTCAGGAACTACGCGGGATTACGTTGGCGACGGAACCTCTGGCATCTTCATCTGGGGCGCTCAACTCAACACCGGCTCCACTGCTCTGCCCTATGTAGCAACGACCAGCAGCATCTATCTGCCGCCGAGCTATAACAGCACAACACCCAAAAATCTCCTTGGCTTCACGCAGGAGTTTGACAATGCGGCGTGGACGAAGAGCAACTCGTTCGTGCAGACGAACTTGGTATTTTGGTCAGAGGACGTATCCAACGGATACTGGTCAAAACTTGGTGGTGGAACGGCAGTAAACAGCAATACGTTCAACTTCACAAGCACCTATGGTAGTGGGTACGAGGCCGGTGTTACAGCAGCAGCGGGCTCTACGATGACTGCATCTGTTGAAGTTGCAGGTTCTGGGACAATTCAAATCTGCGTTGTTGACGGGTCAGGCGCGTTTGGAACTACGGCCACCACCATCACGCTCACTTCGACGCCGACAAGGTACACGGTCACCAGAACGCTGGTCGATGCCAATGCCATTTTGAGGGTCCGCAACATCTCCGGGGTAGCGGTCAACGGGGTTACCTGCGGCAAGATGCAGTTGGTCTTCGGCTCCGTCCCCGGCGATTACCAAGTCACGACCTCTGCTGCTGCGGCGGTGCAGTACAGCGATCCGAACGGGACTCGGACGGCGGATAAGTTGGTTGAGGATACGGCTGCGTCTACTACGCACCGTGTATTTAATGGCAGCGCAGTCACCATCCCAACAACTGGACCAAGTGCAAATACCATTTATGTCAAGGCTGGTGAGCGCACAGCAGTTAGGCTGACCGACAACGATTTGGTTGGTGCAGACTTTGATTTGCTGACGGGCGCAGTTTCAAACATTGCATCCGGTGCTACGGCAACTGCAACGAGCGTCGGTGGCGGATGGTGGAGGCTGTCTTTAGTCCGCACTTGCGCAACTGTGAACGGGCGCGTGGTGCTCTATCTCTTGAGCGGCGGAACGGTGACCTACACCGGCGACGGCACCAGTGGCATTTATGTCTGGGGAGCCCAGCTCAGCAACAGCGCCAGCGTAGACAGCTACGTCTACAACCCGCAAGCAGCGCCCACCAGCACGGCCTACTACGGCCCGAGGTTTGACTACAACCCGACGACGCTGGCGGCTAACGGGCTGCTGATTGAGCAACAGTCAACAAATTTGTTTTTGAACAGCAGCAGTCTGTCTGGTGTCTCTTTTTCTAATGGCACCCGAGCGGCAGATCAGTTGGTTGCGCCAGACGGAACTGTGACGGGCAGTGTAATTAGTGGCACGGGTGGTGGAGTTGCTACATGGACTACAAACGCCACCGCGACCGGAACGTCAATGACTTTTACCGTCTACGTCAAAGTCGGACTTTCTAGCACAAGAAATACATTTACGTTCTTAATGCGGAATGACACAACAGGAACTAATTTTGTAGCGGGTTCTTTCTCCACACTAACAGGAGCAATTTCTGGCTTGGGGTGGACTTCTACTAATGTTGGAAACGATTGGTATCGGATCGCGTATACAAACAGTGGGTCTGAAATTATTAGCGTTGGAAATTCAATAACTTGCTATTTCGGTGCAACTGGCGGGATTGTTTTTGCAACGACCGATAGGCTTGGGCTCTGGGGCGCTCAACTAGAAGCAGGCTCCTTTGCCACCAGCTACATCCCCACAGTAGCCTCCCAAGTCACCCGAGCAGCGGACAATGCGTCGATGCTGGGGGATAACTTCTCGACTTGGTTCAATGCGACTGAGGGAACAATCTCTAGCGAGGCAAGTTGCTTTGGGCTGCGTGCTGCTGGTAACGGAGTGGTTGGCATATCGGATGGAACTACAAGCAACCGTTTTGGAACTTACGTTTTGTCTACAAACAACGCGGTTGTTAACTACATGCTAACCGGCGGTGTCTTGCAAGCAGAATTTGTGGTGAACAGTGCGGCGGCTAATAGCTCGGTGTTTACTTCCGCATTTGGTTATAAGGCAAATGACTTTGCGGCTAGTGTCAATGGTGGTGCAGCATTGACTGACACATCTGGCAGTATTGCTACTGTAAATCGTTTGTTAATCGGCAATATCTATGACGTTGCAGCAACAAACTGGCTAAACGGCTGGGTCCGCTCCATCAGCTACTACCCCACGCGCCTGCCTAACGCAACTTTGGTGAGCATCACAGCATGACCGACACCTTTGACACGCTAGAAGCACCTCCCGAGGTGCTTGCTGAAGCCCCAGCAGAGCCCATCGTCCAAGAGGGCTACTGCGACTACATGGTGGTCTTCGCTGATGAGGAAGAGGCCTATTCGGTCCTGTACGAATTAGTACCAATCACTCATCAGCAGGTACGCAAAGATGTCGAAGTTACTAATTACTTGATCAAAGGCGATGCTGACAGCAACTTTGAGGACTACACCACGACCACGCTACAAGATGGCATGGAAGTGTTGGACTCATGGCCGATTGTGGTTGGGGCGATTGATCCCGATGCGCCGACAACTATGCTGATCCCCAAGTACACCGCCACCGACATGATCGGCACGATCTACGAGCCTGCGCCTGATCCGGTGCCTGAGAACTACAAGCCGCTGCCGTACACGGGCTACCATGCCAACGTGCGCAACATCGGGCCAGCGCCTGAGTTGGATGTGTTTGTGGTAACACCACCTCCCGTAACCCCTCTTCGCGTGTGGGCGTAAATCATGGCCAACCAAAAAATCTCTGATCTTCCGGCGCTCAGTGGTGCCGATGTAGTCGGCGCGGACTTGCTGTACATCGTAGATTCGTCTGCCGGTGTCGCAGGGTCGAAGAAAATAACGGTCGGTCAATACCAAGTGGCACCGGTTTCCGCGGGAACGGCGAACGGTGTTGTGTACCTTGACGCCAGCAAGATTCCCGCGTCTGGTGCCGATTTGGTCTACAACGGCACCAACTTTGGAGTTGGTGTGGCCAGCCCTGCGGCCAAGTTCGATTTGGGCGGCGACTACAAGGAAAAGGTCAACACCGCCAACACCGGCACCGCGTACACCATCAACCTGTCGGATGGCACAATTCAGATCCTGACGCTGACGGGCAACTGCACGTTCACGTTCCCAACTGCCACCGCCGGCAAGTCCTTCATGATCTTGCTCAAGCAAGACGTTACTGGCAGCCGCACAGTGACCTGGCCTGCTGCAGTCAAGTGGCCCAGCGCTACCGCGCCGACCATCACCAGCACGGCCAGCAGGCTCGACAAGTACGTCTTTACCGCTGACGGCACCAACTGGTACGGCAGCAACGGCGGTCAAAACTACACGGTGTAACGCATGTTCAGTTCTAACACCGCAGGATTGCGTTTAATCACTGTTACGTTTCCTGCCGGAACTTCCAGTTGGACTGCTCCTGCGGGAGTAGCTAATATCAGTACGGCTGTTGGTAAAGGTGCTAACGGCACAGCTGATTTTTGGGATAGTTCTACTGGATACAATTATTTAGCTAGTGTTTTTGTAGGGTATCCTTTTGACCCCGGGCATCCTACAACCAGTTCCACCACAACCGTCGGCGATGTTTATAACGAAGTAACATCTTTATACAACAGCAGAGTTGCAGCCATTTCTGCTACAGCACCGCCAGGAACGTATTTATCCAGCAATCCGTTTTTAGAATACTTTACGAATTACCCAACCACGGGACAGTTAGAGAAAAACACAAATGACTACGGAGCCGGATACTATTACAAATCCTCACCAAGCGTTAATTACGGCGGATTTACATCTGGAAGTGCTACAAAACTGATCGATTTAACAAGCAGTCCTGCTTCTGCTTATTCGACAGGTATCTTTGTGTTGATCCCAGGAACAACCGGTGCCAGCACAACAGCATTCTCTCGAACTTTTCCTGGAGGCAATCCGTCCACCCCCACAGCGCCGACCACTACGTTCACCAATGTTGCGGTCACCCCGGGTGTGACTTACACCATCGTCAATAACCAATCGTTGACGATTACTTACCTAGGGTGAGCGCAACAGCAGCCGCCCGGGCTTGCCACCGTTTTATGAACGGTGGTACTATGAAGCGTACTGGCCCGATGACCAGGTTTTCTTGAGGCCCATACATGAGCCAAGAAGTCGCAGCGGAGATCGACGCCGCACCAGCCGCACCGGAACCCACGGCAGTTACGGAAGCGAGTCCTGTAGAGCAACAGGGTACTGAGCCGGAAGTCGAACAACAGACGAAGACGTTTACTCAAGAAGAGTTGGACGCCATCGTCAGGAAACGGCTTGATAGAGAGCAGCGTAAGTGGGAGCGTCAACGGGCACAGCAGCCCGTGGCTGAGCAGTCTAGGCAACTACCGTCTGCAGAGCAGTTTGAATCGACTGAAGCCTACGCGGAAGCGCTGGCAGTTCAGAAGGCCGAGCAGCTACTGGCACAGCGGGAGATGCACAAGCAGCACACCGAACTGCTGGAGGCTTATCACGACCGTGAGGAGCAAGCTAGGGACAAGTACCAAGACTTCGAGCAAGTCGCGTACAACCCCAAGTTGCCAATCACGACCGTCATGGCTGACACCATCCGCGCATCTGACGTTGGCCCTGAAGTAGCGTACTACCTCGGCACCAATGTCAAGGAAACGGAACGTATCGCTCGCTTACCGCCCATCCTGCAAGCCAAGGAAATTGGGAAAATTGAAGCCAAACTGGCCGACAATCCGCCCGTCAAACGAACCACATCTGCGCCAGCACCCATCACACCTGTAACGGCCCGTGGCAGCAACAACAACCCGTCATTTGACACGACTGACCCGCGTTCCATCAAGAACATGAGTACGTCGGAATGGATTGAAGCTGAACGAGCACGCCAGATGCGAAAGATGCAAGCACAGGCAAATCGCTAAATCTGAAAGGAGCCCGCTGTGGCCAATAGTATTCTGACCATTGACATGATCACCAGGAAGGCCCTGGAGATCTTGGAAAACAACCTGGTGATCACGCGCAATGTGAACCGCCAGTACGACGACAGTTTTGCTGTCGAAGGAGCCAAGATCGGCTCCACGCTGCGCATCCGCCTGCCGGACCGCGCTCTGGTGACTGACGGCGCCGCTCTGCAAGTGCAGGACGACAACGAGCAGTTCACGACCCTGACGGTCAACAACCAGAAGCACATCGGCGTGAACTTCACGTCCGCTGAGCTGACGATGCAGTTGGATGACTTCGCTGATCGTGTGCTGAAGCCTCGTATCAGCCAGTTGGCCGCCAGCATTGACGCTGACGTCGCCAACGCCTTCCGCACCATCGGCAACTCGGTCGGCACACCTGGCACCACGCCGGCCACCTCGCTGGTTCTGCTGCAAGCTCAGCAGAAGCTCAACGAGAACGCCGCTGTGATGTCGCCCCGCTACGCTACCGTCAACCCGGCTGCCAACGCCGGTCTGGTGGAAGGCATGAAGGGTCTGTTCAATCCGACCGACACCATCAGCAAGCAGTTCAAGAACGGCATGATGGGCACTGGCGTGCTTGGCTTCGAAGAAGTCAACATGTCTCAGTCGATCAAGCAGTTCACGACCGGCACTCGCGGCGCTACCGGCAACACCACCTCTGCAGCGGTTACCGCTGAAGGCGCGACCTCCATCGCGCTGACCGTGGCGTCTGGTGCCACCATCCGCGCTGGTGACGTGTTCACTGTGGCTGACTGTTTTGCGGTGAACCCGCAGACCCGTGAGTCCACCGGCTCGCTGTTCCAGTTCGTGGTTTTGGCTGACGTCACCGCCAGCGGCACCGCCGTCACTGTGACCGTGGCTCCGATGTACTCGGCCAGCAGCGCTCTGGCCACCGTCAACAGCCTGCCTGGCAACAGCAAGGCTGTGGTGTTCGTGGGTGCTGCGTCTACGCAGTACGCTCAGAACTTGGTGTACCACAAGGATGCCATCACGTTCGCCACCGCCGACCTGCTCCTGCCGCAAGGCGTGGACATGGCCAGCCGTGCCGTTCACAATGGCATCAGCCTGCGCGTCGTGCGTCAGTACGACATCAACAACGACCGCATGCCTTGCCGGATCGACGTGCTGTATGGCTACAGCACCATCCGTCCGCAGATGGCCTGCCGTCTTTGGGGCTGATGACAATGGGGGCTACGGCCCCCAGTCTTACAACTGAACACTGAAAGGAAACTCAATCATGGCACTCCCTAATGGCGGCGGCGGCTATCAAGTCGGCGACGGCAACCTCAACGAACCGCTGATCGACGCGATCCCTGATCCAGTCACGGCTACCACCACGACCACTTTCACTGCCGCTCAAGTTCTGAACGGCCTGATTTTGGTCAACAGCGGCATCACCGCCAACGTGGCGTACACGTTGCCGACGGTGGCTGATCTGGAAAACGTGCTGATCAACTCAGACAAGGTGGGCACCTCGTTCATTTTCCGTCTGGTCAATCTTGGCACGTCTTCGGGCACCGCCACGATCACCACCAACACGGGCTGGACGATCACCGGTTCGCTGACCATGGTCGTCCCCGTGACGACCGGCGCTACGCTGCTTGCTCGTAAGAGCGCAGCCGGCGCCTGGACCCTGTACCGCGTAGCCTAAACTAGGAGAACACCATGCCGAATACCAAATCTGTCGGCGTGGCGTTTTCCGACCCGGCAATCTCGACGCTCTTCCTCAACGCTCCCGTCACCAAGACGGCAGGCTTTACGCTGGGCGGTGAGGAGAACTTCGTCATCTGCAACGGGGCTGCGGCTAACGTCACGGTCACTCTGCCAAGCGGTGCCGAGAACATCGGTCGCGTGGTAGTCATCAAGAACCTGTCGGGCACCTACACGGTCATCTCGGCGTCGTCTAACGTCAAACCCGCCAACTCTGGCACCGCAGGCACGGCGATCCTCGCCGCGACCGCTGGTGCCTGGGCGATGCTGGTTTGTGAAGACGGCACGAACTGGGTTGTGATGGCGTCCTAAGCCAAAGGGGGCTTCGGCCCCCTTCTTTCCATGCCCATCATTTACATGAGACACCCCATCCACGGCGCCAAGGTGGCGACGATGGAAATGGAGGCGCAGTACGATGAGCGTAGCGGGTGGGAGCGGTATACTCCGGGCGAAGAAGTTGAGCCTGCGTTTCTAAACCAACTTCCCAGACGCGGACGCCCTCGAAAGGAGCCCGAGCATGTCAACGACGGCGGGTGATCAAATCAATCGCGCCCTGCGTCTGCTGGGCGTTTTAGCAGAGGGCGAGACGTCTTCTGCTGCCGTCATGCAAGATTCGCTGACGGCGCTGAATCAGATGATTGAGTCGTGGAACACAGAGCGGTTGTCTGTGTTTTCGACGCAAGATCAGGTTTTCAGTTGGCCTACCAGCACAATCAGCCGCACGCTGGGGCCTACGGGCGACTTTGTGGGCAACCGCCCCATTTTGCTGGACGACGCGACGTACTTCCGCGATCCCAGCACAAACGTCAGCTTTGGCATCAAACTGATCAACCAGCAGCAGTACGACGGTATTGCTGTCAAGACGGTCACGTCAACGTATCCGCAGGTGCTATGGGTCAACATGACCTACCCCAACATCGAGATGTACATCTACCCAGTGCCCACGCGGCTGCTGGAGTGGCACTTCATCTCGGTCAAAGAGTTGACGCAGCCGGCCACGCTGTCCACGGTGCTGTCGTTTCCGCCAGGCTACCTGCGGGCGTTTGTCTACAACTTGGCAATGGAGATTGCGCCTGAGTTTGGTGTGCAGCCCCCGCCGCAGGTTGTGCGCATCGCCATGACGTCCAAGCGCAACCTGAAGCGCATCAACAACCCGGACGACATCATGAGCCTGCCGTACTCGCTGATCGCGACGAGACAAAAATTTAACGTGTACGCCGGGAACTACTGATTGTGAAGACGCCGATCCTTGGCTCCAGCTATGTGGCCCGCAGCGTCAACGCTGCGGACAGCCGCATGGTGAACCTGTTTCCGGAAGTTGTGCTGGAAGGCGGCAAAGAACCGGCGTTTCTGCAGCGGTGCGCTGGTTTGCGTTCGGTCGTTACGG